AAACAAACAATCAAATAAAATCAAATAAAATGGCAAAAGCAAAAAAAATAACAAAAGAAGAATTAGAAAAAGCAACTAAAGTTTCTCGAGAGTATAATGGTGTTATACAAACTGTAGGTAATTTAGAACTACAAAAGCAAGACTTTTTAGTGCAAGCAGCAAAAGTAAGAGCTAGTATTGAAGAAATTAAAAAAGATCTTCAAGAAAAATATGGAAATGTTAATATAGATCTTGCTACTGGAAAATACGAAGAAAGTGCAGAAGATAAGAAAGATTAGTATAGGCTCTGACTACAAGAATGATGCTATGCATTATTCAAAGGGTCAAGAAGTTTATGGTGGCCATATTATTAATGATATTCTTTTTGAAGATAAAGATCAATCATATAACATATTTATAAGTAAAGATGATGAAGTTTTGCCTTGGAAGAAGTTTAATAAAAATATGGCTATATCGGTAGAATATGATTTAAAATATTAATGAATAGCTTATATAGCTTCATTGTTAAACCACTTAACGACAGGTATGACAATATACGAAGAGTTGATGATACTAACCTTATTATCAATACTAGCATTGAAGATCATAGATTTATTAGTAAAAAAGCTGTAGTAGTTTCGACTCCTGCAGCTTACAATACTAAAATAAATATAGGAGATGAACTATATATTCATCACAATGTATTTAGAAGATGGTATGATCAAAAAGGAAACGAACGTAATAGCTCGACTTATTTTAAAGACGATCTTTACTTTGTTACTCCTCAACAAATCTACATGTATAATTTAAAACCGCATTTAGATTATTGTTTTATAAAGCCAATTAAAAACCAAGACTTATTAGAGGCTAGAAAAGAACAACCTAATGTTGGTATAGTGAAATATACTAATAACACCTTAGAAGCTCTAGGAATAAAACCTGGAACGCTTATTACGTTTACACCTAACTCAGAGTTTGAGTTTATTATAGAGGGTGAACGACTTTATTGTATGAAATTAAATGATATAGCTTTAACGCATGAATACCAAGGAAACGAAAAAGAAAATAATCCAAGCTGGGCACAAGGCTATTGAAGAACTTATAAAGGTAGCAAAAGAAAAGATTGTAGACTCAGACGACGATGTAAGCGCTGATAGATTAAAGAATGCTGCCGCTACTAAAAAGCTAGCTATAATGGATGCTTTTGAGATACTGACTAGAATACAAGAGGAAGAGGATATGCTGAATAATAAACCTAAAGAAAAAGTTGAAAAAACTTTTAAAGGTTTTGCAGAAGGGAGAAGTAAGTGAGTTATAATCAAACACTTTGGAAAGAGATTAAGGACGTTGTAAATCCTAAGATATTAGCTAAAAACAATAGGTTTAAAAAATGGGAGTATGGCTATAACTCTGATTATGATTTTATAGTAATAAGTAAAACTGGAAAAATTGGACAAATCATTGAAATACAGAATCTCAGGATTGCTTTACCAACAACAGATGAACCGTTTAAACGAAGCGAAAACAAAAAGGAACAATATTGGGAAAAACAAGAATACCCAAAAGAACTAAGTAAAATTAAAAGTAGGTTTGACTGGCAAGAATATCCAGCTGAATTTAAAGAAAAGTGGTACGACTATATTGACGATGAATTTACTAGAAGGGAACAAGGATTTTGCTTTTATAACAATGGCACTCCTACTTACATTACTGGTACTCATTACATGTACCTGCAATGGTCAAAGATTGACGTTGGAGCACCAGACTTTAGAGAATCAAATAGACTCTTCTTTATATTTTGGGAAGCATGCAAGGCAGATACAAGATGTTACGGAATGTGCTACCTTAAAAACAGAAGATCTGGATTCTCTTTTATGTCAAGCGCAGAGCTTGTTAATCAAGCTACAATATCTTCCGATGCTAGGTTTGGAATACTTTCCAAGTCTGGAGCAGATGCCAAGAAAATGTTCACAGATAAAGTTGTACCCATATCGGTTAACTACCCATTCTTCTTCAAACCCATTCAAGATGGTATGGACAGGCCAAAAACTGAATTGGCTTATAGAGTTCCAGCATCGAAACTTACTAGAAAAAAACTTGAGTCGAATGAACAGCTTGAAGAACTAGATGGACTTGATACTACTATTGACTGGAAAAACACAGGTGATAACTCTTACGATGGTGAAAAGCTAAAACTATTAGCTCATGATGAGAGTGGCAAATGGGAAAGACCTGATAATATATTAAATAACTGGAGAGTCACAAAAACTACATTAAGGCTAGGATCAAGGATAGTAGGTAAATGTATGATGGGCTCAACTTCAAACGCATTAGACAAAGGTGGAAACAACTTCAAAAAACTATATTACAATTCAGACGTTACAAAAAGAAATAGAAACGGACAAACATCTTCTGGCCTCTACTCTCTTTTCATCCCTATGGAGTGGAGCTACGAAGGATTCATCGATACTTTTGGATTACCTGTCTTCATTAGACAAGAAGCTCCAGTCAAAGGAGTTGATGGTTATGAAATTACAACAGGAGTTATTGAACACTGGGAAAACGAAGTAGAAGGTTTAAAATCTGATCAAGATAGTTTAAATGAATATTATAGACAGTTTCCAAGAACCGAGCAACATGCCTTTAGAGACGAAGCTAAAGATAGTTTATTTAATTTAACTAAAATATATCAGCAGATAGATTATAATGAAGAACTAAATAATACTGCTTCAGTAACTCAAGGTAATTTTATTTGGCAAGACGGAATTAAAGATACTAAAGTTATTTTTGTGCCTAACATAAATGGAAGATTTATTATTAGCTGGGCACCTCCTAAAAACTTACAAAATAAAGTAATTATAAAAAATGGAATTAAACATCCTGGCAATGATCATATAGGAGCTTTTGGTTGTGATAGTTATGACATATCAGGAACTGTTGATGGTAGAGGTTCTAAAGGAGCTTTACATGGACTAACAAAGTTTTCAATGGAAGACGCGCCACCTAATCACTTTTTTTTAGAATATATATCAAGACCTCAAACAGCTGAAATATTCTTTGAAGATGTGTTAATGGCTTGTGCATTTTATGGTATGCCAATATTAGCTGAAAACAATAAACCTAGATTATTATATTATTTTAAACGTAGAGGTTATAGAGGTTTTTCAATGAATCGTCCTGATAAAATTTGGAATAAATTATCTACAACAGAAAAAGAAATAGGTGGAATACCTAACTCAAGTGAAGATATTAAGCAGGCACATGCTGCCGCTATCGAAAGCTACATTGAAGATTATGTCGGTCAATTACAGGATGGATATGGAGACATGTATTTTCAACAAACACTAAAAGATTGGAGTGGTTTTAATATAAACAATAGAACCAAGTTTGATGCTACTATTAGTTCTGGCTTAGCAATTATGGCTTGTAATAAAAATAAATATAAACCAAATCCTGATAAAAAATATAAACCTATTAAACTAGGTATAAGTAGATATAATAATTCAGGAACAATTTCAAAAATAATAGAATAAATATATGCAAATTTCATACAACACTAATAGTTCTTTTCCCAGTCAGGTGGTACCAGATGCAGAAAAAGCTACTTTAGAATATGGTCTTGCTGTAGGTAGAGCTATAGAAGGAGAGTGGTTCAGAAACTATAGAGGTGGGTCAATGGGTAGTGGTTACGCTATTAACTATAATAATTACCACAACTTAAGACTTTACGCTAGAGGAGAACAATCTGTAAAAAAATATAAAGATGAATTAGCTATTAATGGAGATTTATCTTATTTAAATATAGATTGGAAACCTGTGCCTGTTATTGCTAAATTTGTAGATATAGTTGTTAATGGCATGTCAGAAAAGTCTTACGAATTAAAAGCTTTTGCAGTAGATCCATTTTCAATACAACAAAGAACTCAATATGCTAGAGATTTAATGCGTGATGTTCAAGAAAGAGAAATGGCAGAGCGAGTAAATCAAACATTAGGTATAACTATTACAACACCTCAATTTAAAGAACTAGGACTAGAGTCCGATGAAGAAGTTAAATTACATTTACAGTTAGATTATAAGCAGTCTGTAGAAATAGCAGAAGAAGAATTATTAGAAGACGTATTAAATAGAAACAAATACGATTTAACTAGAAGAAGATTAGCTCAAGATTTAACAGTGCTAGGAATAGGTGCTGTAAAAACTAACTGGAGTAAAGAAAAAGGCATAATAGTAGATTATGTTGACCCTGCTGCTTTAATATATTCTTACACAGAAGACCCTAATTTTGAAGATTTATATTATGTTGGAGAAGTTAAAAGTATAAACTTAGCTGATTTAAAAACTCAATTCCCATATCTTTCAGATGAAGAAATGGAACAAATACAAAAATATCCTGGCAACTCAGAATATTTAAGAAACTGGAGTGGTAGAAATGATGAACAGACAGTTCAGGTTATGTATTTTGAATATAAAACTTATTCTGATCAAGTGTTTAAAGTTAAAAAAACAGCTACAGGATTAGAAAAAGCTTTACAAAAACCTGATACTTTTAGTCCACCGGAAAATGAAAACTTTGAAGTTGTATCTAGAACTATAGAAACTTTATATAGTGGGGCTAAGATACTAGGACACCCTCTTATGCTAAAATGGGGATTAGCTGAAAATATGACAAGACCTTTTGCTGATACAACTAGAGTTAAAATGAATTATAACATATGTGCTCCTAGGATGTATAAAGGCCGTATAGAGTCAGTGGTTAGTAGAATTACAGGTTTTGCTGACATGATA